TTCTTTTTCTTCTTTTTTTTCATATTAATCATAGCATTATGGGAACCTAATTCATCGAGTAAATCAATGGCTTTATCTGGGAAATTTCTATAGTGAATGTATCTTTTTGCAATAGATACACATTCTTCAATTGCATCATCTGTGTATTTACATTTATGATATTCCTCGTAATAATGTTTTATACTGTGAAGTATTTCAAGTGTTTCATCCATACCAGGTTCTTCTATCTCCAAAGGCATAAAACGTCTCTCAAGTGCTGCATCTTTCACAAAATACTTCATGTATTCATCATAAGTTGTGGCACCTATGCATTTTAATTTTCCTCTAGCCAATGCGGGCTTGAGGAGTTCAGAAATGTTCGTGGCATTCGAACCGTCCCCTGATTTAACTCCATTTGTGATATTATGGATTTCATCAATGAGAACTATTTTATTAGTATCTTCTTCTTGAAGTTCATCAATAACTTCTTTAACTCTTTCTTCATAATCACCTCTCTGTCTTGTTCCAGCTACAAGTGCATTCATATCCAGCTCGAAAATCTCATAATCATGTAATTCATGATGTGCAGTTTTATCCTCGATCATATGTGCAAGTTCTTCGACAATGGCTGTTTTTCCTACTCCTGCTTCACCAAGTAGAATTGGATTTGACTTTGTTCTTCTCAGAATGATCTGTGTCAATCGTTGAATTTCTTTTTTTCTTCCATATGCTCTATCAACTCTTTGTTTGTTGCGAATTTTATCGTTGATACTATGAAGAAAAACCAGTTTTTCGTTAGAGAGAGATGAATTATTCATATAGTGTGTCTTGATTTTTAATATATAACTTACACTAAAAAATATTTAAATGTTTTATGCATAATATGTATTATCATGGACCCAAACAGCATCCCAGAAAATGTCAAAAGAATTCTCAATGACAGACAATTGTCGATGTCTCAAAAAGTTGTAGCTTTTATGGCATTTATGCCCAACCTTCCACAAAATAATTCTGAAGTCTATCAACAGAATATTGATTTGGGTGTTGAAATCAAAAAATTAATTGATGACAAAAAGATTTCACTGGGTAAATTTGATAGTGATTTCAATCTCGATATCCAACAACTATGAATTGAATTTAAAGATAAAATATAAAACATATATAAAGAAAAAGAAAACACATACATGAAAAATAATTATGTCAAAATAGTCGATTTCATGAGACATGTCATTAACAACAATGGACCTCTTATAATTGAATATGAAAAAAAGATATTCACGATCGATTGTGTTGAAATTTCGATGAAGCATATTGAAAAAGCTGCTAGGCAATTTGAAAATTATGATTTTGAGGAAATAGTTCAAACAACTGATTCTTCATTTCTTCTCAAATGATATCTATTATTGTAAAAACTTTTATTTTTATACCTACTTTATGACTTTCATATAGTGATTTTTGCTTCATTTCATAAATGATTGAGCACGATAACTTCATCTTTCAGCGCTATTTCACAATAGTAATCAATAATTTCAATCATATCAATCATGTGCTCCAAATCATCACCTTTGACAACAACACCGTGATTTTCTAACATAACAATTTCGTTATTATTTTCATTCATATTTTTGTATGTTTCTGTAGCTAATTTAAAAGATCCAGCTGGAAAATAAGGAACATTTTCACCAATTTTGAAAGGAATTTCTGGAAAAAAATATTTGATGGTTTTCAATTGCACATGATCAGTCAATCCAGTGTATGCGATTATATTTTGGGGGTGACAATGAACAACACAGCAATCTTTATCAAATTCACTGTCCATCAGAAGTAATGCGTGTAAATCTATTTCTCTCGAAGGTGTCTTATCGGGATCTACTATTGAATAAATTCCGTTATTAAAATTCACCCCCACGAGGTCACAGTCCTTTATATCGTGTTTTCGTTTCATACCACCTGGTGTAATGTGGAAATATTTTTTATTCGCTAACTTTACAGATATATTACCATCATTTATACTTGACAGTTTTCTTTCATATATTCTAGTCAAAGACCCAGGAATATTCAGAGCTGGGTTTGTAACCATTCTTACTCTATATGTCTATAATTTGTATCTTTTCTTCAATTTTTTTTGACTTCATATTATAGAAATGAAATGAGCGGATTCTTTGATGGTGCAAGTGCGACTCGTCATGACATCAATATATCATTTGGTATCATGAATATTTTAAAGAACTGTATATTCTTATTTTGTAACAAAATAGTATATATTATTAATGATATTGAATAGAATATCCATTTTAAGATGAATATAAATCTATTTAAAGATAAATAACGATCACGATCATAATAAAAGAAATAGATCTAAATATGACTTCTAAAATTTGCAGTAAATGCAATATTGATAAAGATTTGGGGGAGTTTCATAAAGATAATAATAGAAAAGATGGTCATAGAAGTGCTTGTAAAGAATGTATAAATAATAAGAAACCAAGTGTTTTGAAAGATAAGCGTAATGATTTATTATCTAAAAACCATAAAATATGTTCAAAATGTAATATTGAAAAGGATTTGAGTCAGTTTAGTAAAAACGGAAATTATCATAGAAGTGAATGTAAATCATGCTATAAATCAAAAGTTAAAAATAATATTGAAAATAAAACTTATGTTGAATGTGAAAAAAAAACGTGTTCAAAATGTCTAATTGAAAAATCAAGATTTGAATTTTACAGAGATAATGCAAATATTGATGGATTGTGTGGTGTTTGTGCAGAATGTCAAAAAGAATATAGAAGGAATAACATAGAAAAAATTAAAGAAATAAAACGAAAATGGCAAAAAAAGAATAGAGAACATTTAAGAAATAAACAGAAGGAAAGAATTAAAAATGACCCTTCTTTTAAAACGGGACGAATTTTAAGGTGTAGATTGAATGCTGCATTATACGGAAATTGTAAAAAACAAACAAGTAAAGATTTGATTGGTTGTTCATGGGAAGATATACATCTATATTTAAACAAAAAAAGCATGAATGATGTTCAATGTGATGTCGATCATATAATTCCCTGTCATGTTTTTGATTTTACTGATCCAAATCATCAAAAAGCATGTTTTCATTATACGAATTTGCAGAAATTATCAAGTGATGAGAATAGACATCTTAAAAGAGAAAAACTCCCCGAGAATTTTAATGTTGAATCATGGGTTGAAAAACAACTTGAACAAATTAAGAAAATTGAAGATGATAACTTAGAATGGGAAACAGTATTGGAATTGCAAAAATCCAAAACATTCCAAGGATTTATAGATGAAGAAGATAAGTGGTGGTAAAAATAAATGTAATTTTTGAAATATTTTGTAAAAGCAAAATATTATTGATTAATAGTTTATTGAGTTTAAATAGACTGTATCTATTTGAAAGATAAAAAAGATACTTGATTAATTGACACCAGCAGGATTCGAACCTACGCGGTCTTACGACCACGAGAGCTTAAGTCTCGCACCTTAACCAGCTCGGTCATAGTGTCTTCAACAATAAATCAAATATGGACCATGCTATTTTAGCGTTATCCAGAACACACCACGTGGAGGTATAGCATTATAGTGTTCCAATAATTAACCAAAATTCTTAGTTGTCCCATGCCGGATTTGAACCGGCGATTTCACCTTCACCTCAATTGTGTATTTTACAACACATTATGTATATTATTAACAATATAAGAGATGCGCCTTATCCAGACTTGGCCAATGGGACTTGTTTTGGTTAATAAAGAATCCATTTTTAGCTTAAACCCGGGAATTGCGACGAGGACGCAATGGATTTTCAATTCCCATATTATGTGTTGATATAATGATCTATTACTATATGAATAATACTATACAATTAATTTTTAAATACTTTTACGTATTTTCAACTGAAATAATTGTATATGCTTACATCAAAATAAAGCGAACACGATGATGTTAGAATTATACAAAAAATGCACAAGAGACTCAGATGATGTCAAAAGCTTAATCATTGTCTACATGAAAATGTCAATGATGATGGTAAAAATTCTTATAAGTTCATTTCCATTACTTTTCATTCCTCAAAACTGCGATGATTCATCGTGTAGTTTAAGTGAGAAATTCTTTTATTGGAATTTCATACATTTTATGAACATGTTTTGTGCTTTATCATTCATAAATTTATACTACTGGCAAAACAAAAGAGAAACATATATGATTGAACACTTCGATGAAAACGATGAAATTTCGGAGAATTCACTTACAACTCAGATAGAATACTATCCAGAAATAAAAAAACGAATAGGTGAACTTAACACAATACTAAAAAACAGTAATATCATGTGTTTTTTTATCACTGTAAGTAATATGACTTTAAGTTATCTGTTGATTTTTTACTTTAAATATTTAGATTCCATGACCATTTCAGTTACAGTCACAAACTCTCTTTTGGTATATAACAAACTATTCCAAATTTATGGGTGTTTCACTGGTGACGATTTAGCTCAAAGTAGTGTATTCACAAAACCTAGAATTTACAATTGTATTGATAAAGATAAACTTAACACTGAAAGTGATTTCAATACTTTAGATGAAATTACAGGCTCTGAGCCACTTTAATCGCCACATCTAATGGAAGATTTTTATATTTGCATTCACCATGCATATGACCAATGTATTTTTCCTCTTCATTTACAATATGCAAATGAAGACTATTCACACTGTTGTGAGGGAAGCAGTGGAAATACATTCCAGCTTTTTTCCAACCTCGTTGCTTAACATAATGCATCGCAACTTCTTTCAATTCAAGAAGGAACTCGACATTCTTCGATAAAACAATCGTAAGAATATTGAAATTCTTCCAATCGAGTTCTTTTGTTGTAATGAACACATGACCAGGACCTTTTTCATCAGAACCACACATTGAAGCTGATTTATTATTAACGTCATTCCATTTCATATCATTTTCTGGTCTGTTATGGCACACCATCCATTTTTTCATATGATCTTTGAGGATTATTTGATCAACTGGATTTTTCATTTCATAACTTGCATATCTTGCGAATGCATTGAATGGCTTTTCTCCAGTAGTGAGAACTGTTTTTGTTTCACCACTAACACAATCACATTCGGTTCTGGTGTATCCATTATTAGCCAGATATTTTTCAATTTGTTTCATATGATCATTTTTGATTGCATAGTCAATATATCTACGAAAAGTTTTTTCATCATTTACGATGAGGAAATTTTTTTTCACATCTTCAATCGAATATTGAGGAATAGAATCCATGCATGAAACATTCTTGCACATAATAGAGGAAGAAGCACCCATTGTTTCTTAAGTTTAAAAGTATTTATTTGAATGTATTGTATTGATTAATTGTTATAGTTCAATAATAAATATATAAATCAATTTTTATGATTTATCATATATTATCCTAATTTTTATTATATATGTCATCAAGATTCTTTATGTATCTATAAGCATTTGGTTCACTATTTAATTCTTGTGCAGAAAGTAAAAGCTGTAACTCATTATTTTTTAAAATATATCCAAAACTATGAACATAAAAAAAACCAATACTATTCTTCGAACATACATAATCCAACTCATATTGATCAACCGATTCTATGGATAAAAAATTAGCTACATATGATGGTTTTCTCGGTTTACTTACAATAGATTCTATTCTATGTTTATCATTGGGTTTGCTCAAGTCAATACGTGGAAAAAACCCATGTTTAGATCTAAATGTCGATAAATATGATATACATGACATTGCATCTACATTGTTTGAAAAACACATGTACCTTGGAGTATTAGTTGGATCAATAATTGTTAAATAATTACCCCAAGGTTTAATTTTTATGAAATTATAATTCATTTCTTATATACTTTACCATGTCTTTTTTATTTTTAAACACATTACACACATTCCACTACTTTTTCATTGAAATTGTTTTAAATTCCGAATCAAAATCATACAAAAATGATCCATAATATTTGTGGTAAAGTGTCCATTCATCTGGACCAATCATCGAACAAAAAACAGAACCATTCTCTCTCTCGTAAAAATGATAAACCTGACCCATCACTTTTGAGAAGTTACATTCAGCTTCGTGTAATGTTTTATTCAATTCAGATATCATCATGATATTTCTAGCCGAATTTTGTAAATATTCAATTTGTTCTGCAATCATTTGTAATTTGGATATAGTCGTAGTATTGTAACGTTTCATTTCATTGTATTTTTCATCATTTATTTTTGTAATTGAGAGAGATTCCATTAATCTATTTACATTATCTTTATCAAGAGATGTCAAAGCCATTTATTTATGCCTTCATTTTGTTTGTTTAAGCTTAGACACAACATATTTAAGAACGATAAACAATCCAATCGAATGCATTATCTTCATTCTGAATAGGTGAGTTGTCTGTTTTAAATTTAATGTTCATAGTAGTATCATTTTTAAGTTTTACTGTCATAGTGTCATCAGTGTTGTGAGTTACATCAGCAATATTGGGATTGGCGTAAGGCATATTTATATTGTAATTAATTAAATATGATGAATAAATTGATTCCTGTGAATATTATGATGATTATGTTCTTTCTTTCTGGAATAGATAAGATGATCAATTTTTATAAAATCTCAAACGAATTCACAAAAAAAACTCCCGTGAAGATTCCCATACAATTAGCTTATATGGCTATAATTATAGCTATTATCATTGAACTCATTGCTCCAATATTAATCAATGTAGGATTAATTAAGAAAAATAAAAGATTAGTTTTTTATTCTACATTATCTTTGATCGTATTTACTGTTTTAGCTACTCTATTATATCATTTCCCACCAACTGGTTACCAATATTATCCATTCATGTCTAACTTAACAACCATAGGAGGTTTAATGCTCATATTATATGTATAATTTTAATCGACTTCTTCGATCTTTGGTCCTGGTTCACCACCCGCATTTGCGGCTTGTGGTTCCGCATCCATTGGACTTCCTGGGGGAGCACCAGCATTCATACCTTCATACATTTTAGAAATGATTGGTTTAACTTTTTCTTCAACCTCTTTCATGACAGAATCATATTCATCTTTGGAAGCTGATTGATTATCATCAAGCCATTTGATTTTCTCATTGACTTCATCAAGAATTGTGGCTTTGTCAGCTTCTTCGAGTTTTACTTCAGGTTTATCAATAGTGTTACGAGTGTTATAGAGATAATTTTCAAGAGCATTTTTGCTTTCAACACGCTCTTTTTGTGCCTCATCATCAGCTTTATATTTTTCAGCTTCTTGAATCATTTCTTCAATTTGCTCTTTACTCATCTTAGAATCGTTAGTAATAGTAATAGTTTGTTTTTTACCAGTTCCTTTATCTACTGCAGATACATTGAGGATACCATTCGCATCAATGTCAAAAGATACCTCAATTTGTGGAACACCACGGGGTGCAGGTGGAATTCCACTCAATTCGAAACTTCCAAGTAGTTTGTTATCTTTGGTGAATTTACGTTCTCCTTCATAGACTTGAATAGTGACAGCTGGTTGATTGTCGGAATAAGTAGAGAAGGTTTGAGATTTTTTACTGGGAATGGTAGAGTTTCGGTCAATGAGGTTTGTCATGATACCACCAGCTGTTTCGATTCCCATAGAAAGAGGAGTCACATCGAGAAGAAGAAGATCTTGGATGTTTTCATCTTTTTCACCAGACAAAATAGCAGCTTGGACAGCGGCACCGTAAGCTACAGCTTCATCGGGATTGAGAGATTTGCAAAGTTCTTTATCGTTGAAGAATTCTGAAAGTTGCTTTTGGATTTTGGGAATACGTGTAGTACCACCAACAAGAATGATTTCATCAATATCAGACTTAGAGACCTTTGCATCAAGAATGACTTTTTCAACAGTATCGAGAGTTCTGCGGAAAATGTCAGCACAAAGCTCTTCAAATCTGGCACGAGTGAGAGAAGAAATGAAGTCAACTCCATCAAAGAAAGAATCGATTTCAATTTGAGTTTGATTACCAGAGGAAAGATTGCGTTTAGCCTTTTCACAAGCAGTGCGGAGACGGCGCATGGATTTGCTATTTGTAGAAGGGTCTTTCTTATGTTTGCGTTTAAATTCTTGAACAAAATGTTCAACAAGTCGATTGTCAATATCTTCACCACCAAGGTGACTATCACCACCGGTGGATTTTACTTCGAATACACCGTCTTCAATACTGAGGACAGTTACGTCAAAAGTTCCCAATTTTTGTTATCGTATAGAGGACTAATCTATACATCTGCATTTTTCAATGCAGTTCAGACTATATCTTAATTATCTATCATTCCAATACATTTTAAAAATTTTCTTTGTTAAATTAACATAATTTTTTGGAAATATAATCATGAATTCACCGTTGTTTTGTTGTATATAGTTATGTACACCATCTAATTTTGCACCCCATTTACCTGTCGTAATTTGTTCTTTATGCCAAATGTGATTATCTTTAATTTCAATGAGAATATTCAGCTTTGGAATGTAAAAATCTACTCTATAAAACCTGTTCTTTTCATTCCAAGTATATGGTATCTTTGGACCATTTGTTATTTTAATCTTATGTTCATTACAATACCGTATGAATTTAAGTTCAAATTTCGATTGATATAAGATAGGTTCCTGAGATACATTGTGGTATGTGCGTATTTTGAAAACATTATTTGTTAGATTACAATCACGACAAAGACACTTCAATTTATTTTTATGAGAAACCAGATTTGTAGTTTGAAATGAAGCCTTACATGAATCACATATGACTTCTATATCTGTTATTTTCTCAATACAATCTTTTTCTTTATCATATAAATATGGATTAAATCGTGTTTGGTTACTTATGCTCACTATTGGACAATATTCGAATGCATCTATATTTTGAATTTTACCTTTTTGAATCGATTTTATTTTAGGTTTAATATATTCGAATTCTTCATTTGTCATGTGTCTACGAAAGTAATCATCTTTCCAATCATCATCCATATTTTCAAATGCTAATTTATCTGATTGTATTTTCTCATAAATAGATGGCTTTTCGATAGGTGTCTTTGTAGATTTACCACCATTTGACATAAAAATAGAGTGTATTAGTCTTTTATGTTCATCTAATTCTTTGCATGTTCTACATTTCGTAATACCACGATTGATTTTACGAGTAATGTTATTCAAAGCACATGAAAGTTCTCTATCACATTGTAGGCATTTATAGTTCACCATATAATGATTATTTTTCTTAATTATACAATCATTAATGATAAATCTATATATAGGTGCTTTGGTGTTTGAATACTTATGAACAATGCTATCAATTGTCATAGTATTCAGGTCGACATAACTATTGTCTTTCTTGTCAAAAATCGAACAAATATTCGATTTTAACTTATTGATTTCCGCTAAGTTCATGATTTTACAACTAAAATATATATGCTAAGTATTGTTTAAATAGATAATTCTAGGCACTTGTAGTCGTTGAACCTTATCAATTATATACAAATTGATCTTGGCTGCTGATTGTCTCCTACATTAAATTTATCAAACCTTCATAGTTATGAACTATTGTGGTATTTAATGCTTTAAGATTTTCCAGCAATTCACCTAGTTTTTTTAATGTGGAGGCAGAAGGCTTTTAACAACACTGAACCGTTTGTTTACCACCACAATCAAAGATTAATACATTTTTTTCTTTTTCACATTTGTTATCAAGACCGTATGCAATCGCTGCCGCAGTTGGTTCATTAATAATGCGGAGAACGTTAAGACCAGCAATTACACCAGCATCCTTTGTAGCTTGGCGCTGGGCATCGCCGAAATAAGCTGGGACAGTAATGACTGCATCTTTAACTTCTTTACCAAGATAGGATTCTGCAATCTCTTTCATTTTCGTGAGGACCATCGAAGATACTTCTTCGGGATAATAGGATTTGTTTTCTCCCTTGTAATCAACAGAAATTTTAGGTTTATCTTTTCCATCATTCTGAACATCAAAAGTCCAAAGTTTTTTATCATCTTGGACATGTTGGTCTGAGAAATTACGACCGATGAGTCGCTTAGCATCATAAATAGTATTTTTAGGGTTCATAGAAGCTTGATTTTTAGCACTGTCACCAATTAGACGTTCTTCGTCGGTGAATGCAACATAAGAAGGGGTAGTGCGGTTTCCTTGATCGTTAGCAATAATTTCAACACGACCATTTTGCCATACTCCAACGCAGGAGTATGTAGTTCCGAGATCAATACCAATAGCAGAAGCAGACATTTTTAATATATGTGATTATGTAATATGTGTTTAAATCTATTTTAGAAGAATGTTTCTTAAGTCTTCTATTCATTATGTTAATTAATTTAGATTTTACCATCACACATATCGAGGACTATATTCTTGTTTCTTTGAACTATCTCCTTATCTGTATCAGTCATATAATCGATATCTGATATATTCAGTCCACAAGCATTACGATTATCAGCCCAAAACTGATTATTTACAACATCTTTTTTATTTCTCACAATGACATTGGAGTCTCTTATTAATGTGGCTGTTTGAACTCCCAAGTCCATTAAAACTCGTATCAAGGGCTTTCTCATCTCTACACCATCTTTTATAACAGCACATGTGTTGGATTTTTGACCTTCGGGCAAGTATATGCATTGATTTTCTTTTGGACTAAGTATCATACGAGTTAGGTCTTCTGATAATTCAGGATATTGCATTCTACAATTGTTAAAAAGACGCTTAATATCTTCTTTCGTTATATGGTCTAAGCTCAGATTATCGTAGTTGTTATAATTGATGCTATGATCAAAGTAATTGTTTGTATTATTAATATTATTTGTAATGTTATTGATGGTTGATTTCGAACCCCCATCTTCTTTTCTTTTTTGTTTTTCTTCTTCCAATTGTTGTTTCAGTTCTTCGATTTGTTTATCTTTATCTTTCATAGATATACACTTTCCAGCTTTGATATGTCTATATTTATTCTGTCTACAAGAGAATACTTTTAGACACGTTTGGCATTGAAGAGAATGATTGTTATTTTCTAAATTAGGTTGTAATTTATTGTTAGGGACTACATTGGGACTACATGGGACTACATTAGGACTACATGAGACTACATTTGGGACTACATTAGGACTACATATGGGACTACATGGGACTACATTATGTATTTTATCATGTCGTTTTATCCTCTTTTCACACGCTGATGGACGACTGATATGGTCTTCAAATGACCACTTCCTATTCGTTTCATAACCACAATTATAGCATGCATATTTTAACGACATATTTATTTTATTATAATATAAATATAAAATTTAACCTTTAAATATAAAAGATTATCAACATAAAACCTAAAACCTAAAACCTAAAAAAAAGTATAAACATATATATATATCTAAAAAATAAAAAGTCATAAAAATAAAAAAATTTTGAAAAAAAAATTTTTTTTTGAAAAAGTTTTTGAAAAGGGTGTTTTTTCACCATTATTTTTCACCTCTGGATTCTCTTTATTGATAAAAAATAACAATGAATGAAAGACAATAAAATATTATTCTACAATAGACTATATAAGTTAAAATACCCTCAATGTGAAAGATATATTATCTTTAAAAAAATATAAACACCAAAAACATACCATAATATAAAATTTTATAGGACAAAACGAAATAGATTTATAAAAAATGATCAGGATAATAGCTATTGATGACAACAAGAACGAAAATGACTTCTGAAATTCATAAAATCCAAGGTTTAATTGATAAATACTCACAAATTATGGATGAATATGATTATATTCAAATTTGTAACTCTTTAAAAAAGATTAATGATGTCAAAGATACTGTGATGAATTCACCAGAATATGCTTCTACGTGTCCGCTTCCCAATGTTGAACTTAGTTAAAAATTAAGTTTTTCATATACATCATAAATACTAATGCCAATATTGTTATTAATGTTTTAATTATGTAGTAAACTACTTTGTTTTTTTTATGAATGTAATAAATGAGATTATTCTTGTTAAATCTAAAAAAGATAAGTAATGGTATCAAACATAGAATTATTATCATAATATCAAACTTAGTTTTCTTTGATATCATTATATTTATTGTAATATATTTTTTCAATTCACGATTTTAATGTCAACATCTTCATCTTCAAACGATCCTTTTTGAACGGGTGCTTCGAAACTCATTCCAATGTTTCCACATAATTCTAGAATGTTACTTTCTTGAAGGTCATCTGTGTAATCTTGCACTTCATTGGATTTACTAATGAGTTCATGATCCATGATAATATCAGAATCACCTGTGCCACATTTGGGAATTTGCCCAACGATAACGTTGGCAGCTACACCTTGCATTTTATCATATTCCCCGAAGACTCCAGATTTAATGAGGATATCCGCTGTTTCCTCAAAACTACATTTTGCAAGAGGACCAATATCACTTCTATTAATACCGTGTCTGTCAATTGATAACAATGAGCCCTTACTTGTCATTGTATCGATGAGTAATGAAATATGTCTTTGATTTACGTTACCGCTTTCCTTGAAAATGTCATCAATTTCATTAAACAAGGCTTGTCTTGCGGCTTCAATTCCCAATACTTCATAAATTTCGTAAATATCATTTGAAATAGTATTCACTGGATCGACATATTTACTCAATCCAAGAATGTCTAACAAGTTAGTTCCTTCTGTTATGAGTTGGCAATGAACATTTTGTTCATTCTTACACTCATCGCCCACTGGGGTGCAGTGTTCTGTTTTATCTTTTTTGTTATTTGATCTTACTTCTAGTTTCAATGTTTCAGGATTAATCTCCATGATAGAGCAATCAGCTTGTGTAGATACATTATTGATACCCGAAATTCCATTGATAACCATGCTTAACATTTCTTGTTCTAAAGCTTTCATG